AAGGATATACATTGCCTCATCAAATGCTTTAGGATCATCGATAGGTAGATAGCTGCAGTTGTAGCCAGCAGTGTTGTCACGCTCTAGCGCCTTACCAGCAGTCATAATAGCTCGCATCGAAGGCATGACTTCCAAGTTCACAACGCAGTCCTTGATCTCTTTGTACAGATCATCAGGCATTGTGTAATCTTTAGCCTGCTTTAGGTGGTTGTACATGAACACCATGTAACGATTGACTGTCTCCTCCCAGTGCTCACGCCGATTGACGGTAGGTAGGAAACGGCTGTAACGACTCTTTGCAATAAACTGACTGTAGTAATCCATATTCTAATCTTCCCAGTTAACAAGTTTTTCTAATCTATCTGCGTTCTCTTCTATTACATCTTCAAACCGTTCTACTATTTCCTCAGAACGGAGAGACAACTCCTCTATGATGGTTAGTTCATCCCATCGTTTCATCCTTTCTTTGATCTCTTCTAATGTCAGGGTCATATATTATACCACACTTTTCTTAGGTCTACCACGTTTTTTTGCAATAGGCTTAGGAACATCAAGGTAATCCATTGCTTTCTCTAATCCAGTATCCCAGTCTGAGTAATTATCCCACCAGACAGTAGTCATACTATCATACCAGTAGGTACGCTCTGAGACTGGATACCAACGCCAACACGCCATTGTCTCATCTCCAACCAGATTTATAGTACGTACACCTACACTAGCAGCACAGTGGGCTATTGCTGAATCCACAGACACCACTGCATCAAGGGTCTGAAGTTTATCTGCAGTTTCGTTCCAAAATGGACTATTTAGGAACCCATCACCAAGCTGTAAAGACACCCAATCCACCTCTTGATGGCGCTCTATGAACTCATCCACGATATCCTTTGGGATCTGCTTCGCTGCCATGTTCCAGGACTTGTTATCCGTGGAGTAGAAGATTCCTACTAGCGGTTTAGAACGCTTAGGAACCTCTATAGCAGGATTGCGGTAGACTCCTTCAGCCCCGTACCAGCGGTCCACTGGCTCAGGCTTGAGCATCCCATGCTCCATCAGGAGGTACGGCATAGACATCATCTTGACTCGATAGGAACTTGGAGGACATTCCCTACTCAGGTGGCTATAAGGTATGGACTTATCCATGCGCTTTAGCAGACTAGAGATATTCTCAGGGTAGACGCAGTGAACACCGCTAGCAATCTGCCTGATCAGAGGAATGAACCGAGAGAACTGTAGCATATCTCCCCAGCCAGCCTCTGACCAGATGATCACATTCCTGCTTCTAATACTCTGCCCAGGCATCCATACAGGTGCTCTGTCAAAGCTAGTCTTGACACCAGGAAACTTAGCAGACCTGTTCCAGAGTGCGTCAGGCAGTGAGCGTAACTCGTGCATCTTAAAGCCATTGGCCCAGTCACCTTTACGGATTAGGTTCTGTCCTCGCTTATAGTCCTTGTCTGCGTTAGCCCAGTCAAGCCTTGTAGTACTTGTTACCAATGGCATCGTAGTTCTCAATCATAAATTCAAGATAGTGTTTAGCCTTCTCCAAATCATCTTTACCTGCCTTCTTGCGATGACGCTGCACATACTTGATTACATTACAGGCCCAAGGATCTAATCCCCAATCTAGGAATACATCCCAGGACTGTATCTCAGTACCTTTGTAGTGATTGCCACCATGCTGCCTGGAAGCTGCAGGCTTCTTCTTCTCAATGTAGTCAGCAAGAGTTTGGTCTTCTGCGTTCTTGAAGTAAGCTCTGTGCCAATCTGCTGGTGTTGCGTTATCAATGCTCATACTTTTTCCTCAAGTAGTTTAGACTGACTGGCATCTCATCGAATGATCCGTTGTTGACTTCATGCAGCATCCAGATACCTCGCCAGTACTTGTTACCTTGACTGCCTAGATAGTCCTCATCATGCAGATAACAACAGCCACTAAACAGGCCAGTGATCTGAGATCCGTCTGCTCTATTGGCATAAGCAATCTGTCTGTTCTGAACATGGCCCATCACAGCACTCATATGCTTCTTAGATAGCAGCGCAGCAGCAGATGTTACAGGACGCCCCATAACGCCAGAAGTAAAATAATGAGCGTACACAACCCCATCAATAACAATAGGTTCAAGGTATGGCACAACCTCCCAACCATATGATTCGTACCCAAGATCACTGAGGCTAATAGTTCCATCAAGTTTAGGGTCTCCTTCGACAGCCCTGGAAATTCTTTCTTCATGGTTTCCGAGAGTGAGGACCATTCGAGGTCTATACTGTCGTTCCTTGTTTCGTTTCGCTCTCTCATTCTGTTCCTTAATAGGCGCTAGCAGCATCTGCATTGCCTTGTTTGTCACTTCAATATCGGTCTTGTATCTTCGTCCCTCGAAGCTCTTCTTACCTACATCATAAGAAGATAAACTAGGCATATCAGCAAAGTCTCCAATCTGCACAATTACATCTGGTTTCTTTTCAGCTAGATACTTTCCTACCCAGGTAAGGTAGCTAAGATCAACACCGTCCTTGACCTGACAGTCAGGGATTATGGCATGAACAGTCATCAGTTTATTCCTTTGTAGTGATCCTCATCATCGTCTGCCTCATCAAGACCCACTTTGATTTCATCGTCTTCTTCTTCTTTCTTGCCGTAAGTATCAAAGCCACAGTCAGCATGAAATCCATACTTGTCTTCGACTCTAACCTTCTCTACCACGCCTGCGTAGCCAGTACTCTCAAGGAATTTAGCGAACTGATATAGCACAGGAACCCAAGTAATGTCATCATCAAACTGATGCTTTGCTTTGATAACACTTGACTGTGGCCATGAACCAGACTGGTATTCGTATTCAATATCTTCGTATGTAAATTTAAAGGTTTTCACTTGATCTCCTTAATAAATTAAAAAAGTATTCTGCATCTACAACTACAAGAGGGCTGGACCGATTCTGTTTAATAACAACGACAGGTTCGTGTCCTCCTGCATTGCCCTTTGCTTGCTCGTAATAACCGTATACTGAGATAGCTGCTCTGGACTTGCATTCCAAACTGATTGGTAAGACCCGTCTGGCTGCTGGACTAAGTAGCAAGTCTTCCCCCGACACGCCCATACTAACTGAGCGTACATCGTCTGCCTCCAGGTTGAACTTGGCTAGTATTAGATCTCTTACCCACTTTTGCAGGTGTCTTCCTTTGGACTTGGCGCTGCTCGGCTTCAAAGACTACATCCTTTCTTACTTTAATCCACTGCTTAGGTATATGCATACGGGCGTTGCTGTTATCCATAGATACTGTACTAGCAATGCATAAGGCATCATCTGTTTCATCAATAACCCATCCAATAGTGTGACACAAGTGAACCTCTGCTTTGACATTCTCAAGCCACTCGCAGTCTGCTACCGCATCTACCCATTGGATGTACTGCAAAGGGCTGGAGACCAAATCTGGTTTTCTTTTCTTCTGATCCATAAAAGTTGTCCGTTCTCTAAAACTCTTTCTTCATCGTTGTCGTATGCTTCTAGTACTGCTTTGTACATATCGGCCTCGGTGACACAGTCCTGGAGAATCTTCTCTGCCTTCTTAGGACCTACACCTTTTAGACCAACAATATTATCAACCCTATCGCCAGTAAGGATCTGCGTATAGAAATGCTTGATAGCTTCTTGGTCATTAATTAGGTACTTAGTGTTCTTAATAAAATTATAATGCCAACCACGAATCAGCCTGGGTACGATTACCTTTATAAGGAGCCGTGACTGCTATATCTTTTCTGAAGTTGTTAGAGCCAGTAAGAAACCCTTGGTAGTCTCCCACCCAGGGCTTCATTACTAACTCTTCCATAAACTCAGCACATCTAGCTAGGCATATCTTTTCACTAACATCCTCGGAAGCGAATCCAATTCGGTAGCAAACAATGTCAGCATCGATGAGTGCCAGCATTACTTCTTCAAGAATGCAGCCATAGTTTCGAGAGCCTGCGCTGCCTGCTTCTTGCTGCTGAACTCGTTGTCGTTGATAGTGACAGATCCATCAGCAGAGACAGAGAAGCGGAATGTCTCATCCCACAGGTTAGTTTTTAGTCCAGGTGTCGATACCTCAAACACAGACTCCACAGGTGATACACTTAAACTAAACCCAGGCTGAATTTTTTTGTTAGTAGCCACTCTTAAATCCTTTCTTACAAAACGTCATCGTTAACAGTAGCTTCTGCCTCATATACTTTAAGATCAGTAACTACCAGCTTGTTAATACCAACACCTACACCCTTCTTACCTTTGTAAGAATATTCATAAGGCTTCAGTAGTGCAATCCCTTTACTGCCGTTACCAACCTTAACAGTGATAGGATTACCTTGCTCGTCTACAGTAGTGATAGGATAGTTAACAGACTTAGCAGTAATGAATTGTCCCTTCTCAGGTTCACCTTCTTTAGTCCGAACTTCTACACCCATAGACTTTAATACATCTACAGCACTCTTAGTCAGGTTACAGAGATCTACTTGGTACTTACCTGATAGCTGGTTTGGCGTATCAAGGAAAGCCCACATAATATCTGCCTGTACTTTGAGAGGTTTGATTTCCATTTACTTCTCCTTATTAAAAACTACATAAATAGTATAGCACATTAGTGAAGTTTGTCAAGGTCTGATGGATTTCTTTTCATATCGTGAAACAGAGCCATCATAAAGGCCGTGCTGAAGATACTTTTAAGCTCGTCCATATCCTTGACGCTGGTCTTCATGTTAATTGTTTTGTCCTTCTTTATGCATAGAAAGACTACATCCTCCATGTCGGTCCAGAATTCATCGTCTTTGTCTAGTGGGTGTGTGCCCATGTTTTTCCTTTCTTGTATTCACCATCTAATGGGCATCGAAGTGCCAACTTTGTACCAGCTTCTATAATACTCTGTACTGCTGCTTCACCTACTAGGTCTGCGTCCTCCTCACTACACTCTATCTGCCACTCATCATGGACATTTGCTACAAAATTTGCATTAAGTTTGAGCAGCCTAATCTTCTTGTCCAAGAGTACCAGGGCCTGTTTCATCACTATCGCACCAGCACTCTGTAGTAACGTGTTAAGTGCTGCGTGTGAGGAACGCACTTGTAATTTCCTACCGTCAAGACCTTGTAGCGTGCCTTTCTCTGATAGGCGGTCAACCTTTTTTCGAAGTGCTTCGATAGAAGGAGTGTTCCGAAGAAAAGTATCGATGAGTTTCTTACCATCTGCTGCTGAACCACCAACAATCTTCCCCATCTTGGCAGCGCCTGCCCCGTATAGTAGAGCGTAGATGAATGTCTTCGCTTGCGCCCTAGTCTGCAAACCTGCTGCATTTTGGTTCTTGGTGTGGATATCACCTTCAACGACTTCTTTAACATACTCTTCATCCTTTATGTCAGGAGCATTTAAGTAGTGTGCAAGCATTCTTAACTCTAGGCTGGCTGCATCAGCGCCAACCAAGACCTTGCCATCGTCCACTGTCCAGCAGTCTCTGCACTCGTGGCCCCAGGGACTGGAACTGCTAGGGATCTGAGCCATGTTAGGGCTGTGGTGCGTCATTCTGCCTGTGACTGCTCCGTTGGTGATGACCTTACCGTGAACCCGTCTGTCTTCAGATAGATGCTCAAGCCAGGATTCAACCTGAGCCACCCGTTTCTGAATGAGCAGGTACTCGGCAATAAGTTTTGCTTCTGGTATATCAACTCCGTCCAAGACTGAATCATCGACAATCACCTGTCCTTTCTCAGTAAACTTTTCAGGCTTCCAGCCCAGTGCCATCAGGCGCTTTGCAATCTGCTGCCTAGATCCTGGGTTGAACACCTCGACATCATCCTTTAACTGCTTACCAGTTTTCTCGCTAAACCTTTGAGTGACAATAGGTGTGAATATGGTTTGTAGTTCCTCCTCAATGTCTGACAACCTACGCTTCCACTGACCAAGCAGGCACTGAGCCTTGATCGTATCTAGCTTGAACCCATGCTTCTCCTGCCTTGCTATAATCCCTGCTACCTCATGCTCCAGATCAATAGACTGTTGAGTAAAACCACTCAACTCCTTGAGTAAATAGTGATACAACTCACCACATATAATAACATCTTCCTTACAGTACTCAACCATTTCTGGAGTTAAGCCTCCATCGAAATCTTCGTACTCCTTCTTGGTTCTTCCTACTAGACTTGCCAGATTGCCAAGGCTGTGTCCCTTGTCCCTTGTCGGATTTGATAGTCTTGACATAACCAGTGTATCCCGCACCTGCTTCATTACAATCGATGTCTTCCAATGTTTGTTCAATATCGGAAAGTCGAAGCTGATCCCGTTGTGTGCTACTATCAGTGTTGCTTTCTTGATAAACTCTCTGAAGTTTCCTGCTTCCGTCCATACCTTTACTTCCTTTGTATCTAAATCATAGGTAGAGCAACACCAGATGGTGTCGTGGTTCCTATTTGTTTCGATGTCTAGAGCTATCCTCATGTAGGTAGATTCCATTTGCTACTGTGTTAAATATTTTATCATATCCTAGGCGTTTTAGCAAGTCATCAAACATCATTTCCTTGCCGTGGTTCTCTACACATACAACCTTTGGCTTGCGCCATACAAGTGAGTGTGCTAACACATCGTAGTCTAATCCCTCAATGTCGATAGATAGAAAGTCTGGTGTCCCGAAATGTATAAAGAGAGACTCAAGAGATACAACTGGTACAGACTTCTGCTCAGTGATACTAAACTCTGGGTGCTCTGCTACAAATCTCTCTACTACTGATTTGTCAAAGCTGTTCCTGCCT